TTAAAACCTTGGAATTTAGATTTGGTATCAGTTGTAAATTCTTCTTGATTGCTATCAAGAATATTATCTTGAGCACTCTGCTCACAATCATACAGCCTCATCTTCGCTCTGTCAATACCCAAAACGAATCTCTTATTAACTGTAGGGTCATTGTATCTATTCTTTAACTGCTTGACCATGATTTGATTCATGGCTTCTAGATCTTCGGTAGCAATAAGTGCAAACATAAGATCAGCAGTAGCAGGTAGACCGAAAGACTCACTAGTATCGGTAAGCTCGACATCACTGCTCCCATAACCAGACCTCGTTGTCTGTGTAGCGGAGACGATGGGTACGTTGAATTCTCCTGCCAGTCCTCGTAATTCTTCTGCGATTGCTTTGACATAGGTATACGAATTTACTATGTTATTCTTGTATCTTGAAGACGCACATATGTTTAGATAGTCTACAAAGATAATATCAGGATGGAAACCTTTCTTAAGTGACAACTCATTGAGTAGTGACTTGAAATGTCCAACATGTGCTGACGCTGTAGGGTATTCTTTAATGACAAGACGACCCTGTGTCTTCTGTGACAATCCTTCTATCTTAGACTGATACTTTCCTTTACTGAATAAAGGATCGCTTAGTGTTTGGATAGGGATGTCGAGGAGGTTGGCATCAATTCGCTCAGCAATTTTCTCCTCTGCCATTTCAAGTGTAATGTAGAGTACGTTCCTGCCCTGCAAGAGCGAGGCACTAGCCATGTGGCACATGAATAAAGACTTCCCGACACCAGTACCAGCGAGTGCGATATTAAGAGTCTTATTAGGTAAACCACCTTTTGTGATTTTGTTAAGAAACTCGAGATCAAATGGGATCTTTTCTTCCTTTCTGTGATAGAAGTCATATCTTGACTCTGAATCCTCAATGTAGTCATGTCCAACGTGGTCATCAAAGCACACACTAAGTGCGTCCGACATGATGGTCGGAATTGCTTCTTGATTACGAGTCTTATCTTGACCATCAGCGATCTGGACGGACTCCATAAGAGCATTATATATCGCTCTCTCCTTGCACCACTTCTCTGTGGTATCAAGTAACCATTCTTCGTTGTATTCTGTCTTATCTAGTCCTCTAAGTATATCTAACACCGTATTAACAGCATCCTCTGTTAAATCTTTACGTTTCTCAACTTCTAGAGCGATAGCATTAGGCTCAGGAATGTTGTCATAGTCAGAGATAAAGGTAGATACCTCATTAAATACCACCTTTTGTGATATATCTTCAAAGTATTCTTCCTTAATAAAAGGTAAGACCTTTCTCATGTAATCTGCATTAAGAATCAGATTACTAATTACAATTTCTTCTATACCTGGCATTATTGATAGTGTAAGTAGGTGCCTATAATGTACTTGTCATTACTAATAGGTTGCTCACCGAGATGAGGATACATCCATAGAGGAGGGAAGCATAACACACTACCCTGTTTAGGTTTGATCTTCATCTCTAGATTAGGGAATGATGTTTCACCTCCCTCTTCTACAGTATTAAGATAGAAAAACATAACAAGGAAGCGACGTGCTGTAGCATAGTCACCCACATCAATGTGAATATCAAATCGATCTTCAGTGTCAACCGAATACTTTTTCATACGGATCTGCTCAATACTATTCTTGGGTGGCCAGAATGGTGAGCATGCTGTATCACGCATGTATAATTCAGATGTTGATTGAATAGACTTTATTAATTCATTTTGTATGACACCCCATGCCTTGTTACCATCCTTCTCAGCGAGAAGGGTGACATTCATCTGTGTGAATTGAGGTTTGTGTGACTGCTCCCAACGATCTTGTGCTTCTTCATTCTCTTCAAAGAGTTTGATAGCATTATTGCATACGTTTAGGTCGAGCACATTGTCATATACTCTGATAAAGTCCTTTAGATTACTCTCCATACTTGAATTCTTTTTGTGCACTCTCGTCTAGTGCTTGCATTACTTCTTTGGTGAAATACTTTTCTGGATCGGCAAGGATTGATTTAGGATATACGCTAGACTCGCCAATGCGATAACGATTCCCAACCCGCTCGAAGACTCCATACTTTTCACCCAACTCCAGTAGTCCGTAATATTTGTCAAGACCTCGTTCGTCATAGAATAACCTCGTTTCTACCTGTGCGTTTTCTTTAGTAAGTCTTGACTTTGCTGCCTTGACTTTAATAATATTTCCAACGACATCAGTGCCGTCTTTCTCTTTCTTTTTAGAAAGATATACTATAGTTGAAGCAGCATATTTCAATCCACTACCACCACCCATCTCTTTTGTGGGGATGTATGATCCAACAACATCATAAGTATGATTTGTCACGATCATAGGTACATTAGCAAGACCTAGCTTCAATGTCAATACTCTGAATGCACCTTTTAAAATTTGTGCTCTTGTCATGTCACGAGTTTCTTTACCCGCTTCAGTATCCTCAATCTCTTTTGAGGTAGACAGCATACCCAAAGAATCCAACACAAACATAAGAGGTTTGCGATCATCTTTTTGCTTCAGATATTTATCTACAATCTTGACTGCCTGTGTGCGAAACTCTTGCACTGTTGTAACAGGGACAATGATCATACGTCTAGAGTCAATACCACGAGACTCAATCATTTGCTTACTGATAGCAGATTCAGACTCAAAATAGATGACACCTGCATCAGGGTCAGTCTCTAGGAAGTGACGGACAACACTCAAGGCAAAGAATGTTTTACCTGTGCTGCTTTCACCTGCTAGTGCTGTGATCTTATTAGAAGGTAGACCACCAAAGATACTGCCACTCAATAAACCATTGAGTATATAAGATCCAGTATCAACATACTGAGTAATGTCACCTGCAGAGATACCATCACTGGCAACTGCTGCATATTCATTATCAATCTCCTTTACGATTTCAGTAAAAAAACTACTTGTCATAATTAACCAAACATTGCTTCTAGTGTTGCACGTCTCCTTGCAGACCATCCGATCTGATCAAGGATAACGGTAAGTGGATCAAGAAATGCTTTATTAAATTGCATATCATAATCAATATAATCCTCGAGTTTAAACTCGGGAGGTAGAGTCCTAAAGAAAGAGATGACGTTTTGGAAGTCACCCTTCTCCCCATGACGACCAAGTTTATTAGGTGTCTTAAGGAAGACATACTTGATCTTTTCACCCTCCTTTACGAGGGGATACTTGTGTGTAAGTTTCTGCTCTTTGATAGAGTTATTATATAATAGCACACCTCGGACATGAATGGGGCAATGTGCTCCATACAACTTCTTAGGGTGGTGATATTTTTGTAAGTTGTTGCATGACCTAGGAAATGCAATCTCATCTGTAGGTAGTGACTTAAACTTTTTCTCAAACTGTTTGACAAAACGCTGCACCTCCTTCTCATCTGTATTCATCATGAGTTTAAGGACATCCCTAAGGGCACCACGACATGATGATGGTGTTGAAGACTTGACTGCTTCAATACCCATGATCTTTAGGGTAGGCTCATGATACAAGACACCCTCACTGTCCCATACGTTTAGAATATATCTCTTCTTTGCTGTCCATAGACCACGATTAGCGATGTTTTCTCTCTTCATAAACATCTTCTGCTCGTAGGCATTTACATAGGTTGCCAATTCTTCGTAAGAATTTTGAATATACTTTTCAAATTCCACGTCACACACCTTCGTAAGGAACCTAACAATGTCCTTATCGCCTTTCTCTCTGTCCTTGAATACTTTTTCAACCAGAGGACCCATATGCAAATAAATGGAATCGGTATCACTAGCAATAACATAATCCTTACCTTCGGTGCTTAATAATTTATTTAGAAACTTGTTAATCTCATTCTCTATCCAACGGATAGAGACTTGACCAGACAAAGTAATTGCCTCAGCGTTTGCCAAGTTGTAGTAACGGAAGTACTGGTTTCCAATAGCACCATAGGCACTATTAAGTTGTATCTTCCTTGCCATTTGAATGTTATTATATGTGGATATATCATTCAATAGACTAGTGTTACCTGTCTCCTCAAACTTCTGTTTGCAGGCAATCATTTTCTTCTTAAATATCTTTCTCTCATCATATATCCTCTGCATTATCTTAGGGAGGAATCCATGTATGTCTTTACGATACTGAGCACCATTAGCACAGACTGCATACTCCTTATGTGCTACAAAATCCTTGTTAAGAATCTTCTCTACTGATACCTGTGGATGTCTCTCATCTATAAGTGTCTCAGGGGAGATATTATATTGCATAATAAGGTGTGGATATAGACTATTCAAGTCAAAATTACACACCCAATCATACACACCTGGCACAGGCTCTTTCACATATGCACCTGCATATTTGTCGTCCTTCTCTGCTGTATGCTTAGGGGGCACAACAATATTCTTTGCACTCAAGTCATTATATATGAGAGTATCCCACATCTTTACCTGTGAGAATACATCATCAATGTTTACTTTAGCATCGTATGCCATGGTGACTGCCAACTCAACAAGTTTCATCTTGCTTTCTAGTTGATCAACCAACTCAACGTCATGGATGTTATAATCTACAAACTTTTGCCAGTCAGATGTATAGAAGTCTTTAAAGTTTTCATACATGCTGTGGTCTAGTTTATGCTCCCCCAATTCAACAGTGGATATATGCTCTAGACTATATGATTCTTGTGCAGAATAAGTAAACTTTCTGTATAGATCAAGGTAATCTAGGATAGTGACACCAAGAATATCATAGACAAGATTAGTCCGTCCTTGCACAGTTATTGCACGCTCTTTTACTACATTCCAAGGGGACAAACTCTTCATCCACTTGTCACCTAAAATCTTTTCAATCCTACGACAGATATAAGGCATGTCATAGAAGTTATTATTCCATCCTGTGATGATATCAGGGGTATTATGCACCCAGAATTTATGGAAATCCTGTAGCATCTCATGCTCAGTATTAAATACACGATACTCTACAGTTTCTGGTGGTGTATACTCTCTTGTCCCCCATGTGATGATCTTCTTAGTCATCATATTCTTCATGGTAATGCATAGCATGTCCTCTTGACACGCATCTACATCAGGGAAACCATTCTCACATGCAACCTCAATATCAATAGTCCATATACCCATCTTCTTCATGTCATAGTTGACACGAGTAGGGTATTTCTGAGCGATATGTTGGAATACAAACCTCTCATACCCATGCACTTCCATGCCCTCTACATCAGAGTATCTCTGCAGAAAGTCTCTTGCCTCACGGACACCATCAAACTTTTTCTTATGTGCATATCTACCATCTAATGTCTTATATTTTGACTTCTTCGACTGATTAGCAGGCACTAGAAACAGTGAAGGGGATGTCTTCTCACGGTATTGCACACGCTCACCGTTTCGATATCCCCTTACCAACGCAGTATCACCAAAGATGATTACGTTAGTATAAAAATCACTCATCTGTGTCTTTCTTGTCGGTCTTTGATTCTAGCATGACTAGATACTTCTTCGCAACCGCAGGTGATGGATCGACAACAGTCAATACATCCTCACTTGCTATGAATACATCGTCTTGATCACTGTAGTATGGATACTTTCTCAGTCCTTCGTCCGATACTAAGTGGCAGTTTTGTATGAGGTAACTAGGCTCCTCATCCAATTCCACAAGGTCACCCAACAAGAAGACCGTTGGGTGGGATTTCAGAATAATCAACTTTAACATCATCTTTTTGTGGTTTCGATTTTTTAATAGTGGTCAATGCTTCTTCATAACGCTTGACTACTTCCCAATGGGGGTCAGCAATGCTTACAACATGTTGCAAAGAAATAAAATTTGCCCCTACTGTTAGTGGGAAGTATGGATAAAATCTCATACGAATATCACCCAGTGGATTATCTTTTTCTTCGACAAGGAAATCCTTTTCATTCATTTCCAACTGAATAGAAAATGCATCTTGGAATTCATAAGCAAGGACACGAGCGTCATCACCCTCTTTGTCTCTTACTTCTTTGATGTCGGCAACTACATCTTCGCCGTTTGCCATTCTAGCAATTTTAATACTCATGTTAGAAAGTCTAGTGACCTATTTATCTTATCATAAAAAAAGGAGGTGTCAAGCACCTCCATAATATTAAGTGATATCGTATACCTTTCGTTTCTGATGATCAGGTATCACCTTGTTTAGGGAAACAGATAGTAATCCATTAGTGAATTTAACTTCCCCAACATTTACATCATCACTGAGGTTAAATCCTCGTGCGAATGACCTCTGTGCCACACCTCTGTGGATATACTCCTGACTATCTGTCTCGTCTTTATCTACTGACTTGATTAGAAGCACGTTAGTCTCTGTTGAGACCTCTACTTCTTTTGGATCCCATCCTGCCAGTGCTAATTCGATTCTCCATGTCTCTTCAGACTCTTTGACAATATTATATGGTGGGTATTGAGTTTGTGGAGACCCCATTCCATACGCATGTAGTCTGTAAAATAGATCGTCAAACCCTACACTGTAGCGATTTGCTGCATCAAAAATTGCATTGACATCCTTAGATGTCCACTTAGTTAGTGTCATAATTCTCCTTTAAAAGCGAGTTTAGTTTGTGTCCCCGAAGGCGACACTACTATTTAACCATGAAGTAATGTAACTGCATATGGTGACTACCGTCTCGATTGTTACAGAAAACCGTAATAAAAACTATGCTAAATAAAACTACAATAGACCCCCCTCCAAAGAGGATAAAATGAAGAAAGCATTATTCTTTATTATGGCATTGTCCCTAGGATCGGCTGCTAATGCAGGTGGATTGTCAACTAGACATCAGTCAAGTTTGCAACACACCGTTGACGCACAAACAGCAACGTATTCAAGAGTTGGAAACTCATATTCCATCTCAGGTTCAAACGTGACTACATCTCATACTGCAGCAGGTGCATCGAGTGCAACTGCAAATGGTTTGGGAGTTAATACTTACAGTGCATCAACAGGTGTTGGCACAGTAGGCACCATCACAGCATCCCAGACTGGATCAGGATCATTCTCCTATGCTCAGTCATGGACACAAGGTGATATTGGTGGCACAGGATCTGAATACCTAGACTTCGGTAGCGTATCAGTTACAAACGCAGGAACTCAAAACTCTTCTGCTAATGCACCAGGTACTCTAACCAACGCACATGCTATTACCCTAACAGGTACTGGTAACGTAGGTAGCAGCACAACAGGTCAATTCGTAAGCGAAGTAACCATATTCGACTAAGACAATGAGGAATATATCTAAACTATTCCTCATGTTTTTAGCGACTGGCGTAACCCCAGTCATAGCAGTGCCTGTGGTACCAAATTTCCAACAAGGTTCGATGACTACCCACACGGAAACGACTTCCACTGTGACCGAGACCATAAATTCGATGGACTATAACACAGGCTATCAGTGGTCAGTAACAGGGAATGGAATTACCACAACTGATAATTTATCACCAACCACTACTACATCTAATGTAACCATTGAGGGAGTGAATACAACATGGACAGGAGTAGGGACAACACCCACCTTCACACAGACAACACCAGGTGCAGCGTTTCAATACACAGAAACGATGCAAGGACCAGGCTTGTCGAATCACACAGTAATAAATCGTACCACAAACGTAACAAGCGTCACAGATACAACCAGTATTTTCTCACAATAGCGACATCCCTTGCTATGACTGGGTTTATGCCTTCTGTTAACGCAGAGACTGTTGGTGGTGTAAGTGCCACTGCGTCTCCGATCGCGAATAGTTCGGGCTCAGTGACCAATCAAGCTATACAAGTTTTACAAGGACCGTATATAACAAACACATATGGTGGTGGAATACAATGTCAGGGTGCTACCCTCAACATAACTCCATATGCCACAGGTAGTGCATCAAGTCAAAAACCGTTTGAGGCTTGGTGGGATTCGCCAGTGTACGACATGTCTGACTTAAATGATGATGGTGTGTTAGACAATCCAGGTGATATACTCTACTACGTCCCTACAAGGACAGCTCAGAAAGATAACTATAATATTTCACTAGGTGTCAGTGCTACATGGTCAAAACCACTAGACAAAAAAGCACAAGAACAATGTAAAGAAGCAGTAGCAGTACAGATATCCCTACAAAAACAAGTGACCGCAAATAAAAGATTAGACTTTGAGGTCGCAAGATTGAAAAATTGTGGTGAGCTGATGAAAGCTGGTATTTCATTCCATCCAAAGTCTCCTTACTATGCTATCTGTGCTGATGTTGTGGTGCAGAACGTTAACACTGTGATTCCACATGCACACAGTATCAATAAAAAAAATTACCAGAGAAACTCTAACGTTTCTTCTTCTTCGGAATCTTTAAAGGAGGTAAACCTTTCGATTGGCGATATCGATTAGCAGTCATCTCACTCTTTGAGATCTCACGATGCTTTCCAAGTTTCTTTTGGACAGTAGTCGTGAGTTTTTTTATGACTGGTTTTATAATTCTCAATAGTAATGGTGTGGCAGCAGCACCTGCTGTAGCTACAACTGCTAGTGCTGTCACTGAGGTTACCTGATTTAGAGGAGGTACATACTTTTCCATTGGTGAGGTAGGCTCATACAATGTGATACAGGTTTTACCATCCTGACTTAATTCATGACCTATAACCTTCTCATCTCCTGACTGTGTTACATCACCTATTCTTAATTGCCCCACACCTGGACATGCCACATCTGTAGCAAGGTCACCTGTAGGTGGCACCTCTGGTGGATCTACCTCTGGGGGTGGTTGCACAACAGGTGGTGGTGCTGCTTCTAACTGCATCTGTAACTGATCTGGCTCATAGTCCATCGCATCATAGGATGGATACTCTGCATCACAAAAGACCAAGAGGTTATCAGGATCGTCTTTAATTATCTCATCATTTCTATCACTAAACTCATGTGTCTCTACACAACCTGGCATGTCAATAATAGGATTACCTATAATGACAGTGGTAGGAGGCACATTCGGAACAGTCTGATTCGGAGTGGTAGTTAACCACTCTGGTATATCTGCACTATAGATCCCTATAGAATTAACATGAGTGCTGTTAATCTGTATGTTAGGGATAGTCATTTAACAGCTCTTATTCAAATCCTCAGCCATATTTCCACCGATCTCTGCACCTTGATTACCACCAAACATTGCTATCCAACCTGCAGCAACCCAACCAATAAAGGGAATAGAGGAAACAGCAGGAGCAGCACTAGCACCAATACTAGTCCCAACAAGTCTCCCAGTTCCTTCTGCCGACCCTATAGCCTTGATACATTCTTCTGATCTTGCAGCAGCAATACCTTGTGCTTGCTCTGCACTTAGACCAGGTGGCATATCTATCCAAGATCTCTTGTTAGATACAGGACCGCCCTGATTAGTCTTACCATCTAGGAAGTATTCCTCAGCAACCTTAGTTGTTTCTGTTGCTAGTCCTAGGAAACCACCCTTAGTCTTAATATCCTTAGTGATATATGCAGTCTTAGGATCGTTGGCTTGATAACTTAACTTATATCCATCCTTATTTGCTTGTATAGCATAAGATGTGTAGTCACCTACAGGAACATTCAAGCTAGGTAACTTACTTTCTTGTTTTCTACTTGCAATATAACCTATCATTCCCAGATGGGATACTGCAAACAAACTACCAACCACACCGATTGATATCCATTTTACATTCATGATAACCTCTTAAAATTTAGGCATTTCTAATGGGATCGGAGCACCAGTTGCATCTGGAAGTGAATCTCCTACCATACCAGGTAGTGCAGGTGCAAGTGCACTGCCTAACTGACCCATTGCTTTCTCTTTGAGGTCTTCAATGATTGCATCCTTTCTAATGAATACATATCCACCGAGACCAACTACGCCAAGTGCTACTACACCTGAGAAAATAGCGATTCCGTTAATAATTTTTTGCATGATTACTTAGTGTCTGGGACGATTTTAACAGGACCTGATTCAATCCTGATAGTTTGAGCAGGTGCAGTCTCTGATGCCTTAGCGATAAGAAACTCCATATCTTTCTTAGATATATTAGCACTTCCATCGGATCCATTCTTCTTCTTACCTCCTGCGGAGACGCCAAAGGTAGCTACGACTCCTGTGAAGACCGAAGCTATGAAAGTTGGATCCATGTCCTGCTTAGGAATTTTTAGTGCAGGTGGCAAATCGACATACGCTAATGTCAAAATCCCGCCAGACCAGACCAAAATTCCAAGTCGCACGAAAGTCGATAGGATAGCAAGTTGCTCCTCCTTATCCTCTGCGTGCTCTTTAATTTTTCCGATAATACCTTTTGGCTTATCTTCTTTTTTAGTTTCAGCCATGATAGAAACTTATTCGTATATTATATAGGTGTTTATTTGCTAACACTTTCTACAGGCTGTTTCTTCTTTCCGATATTATACTTACTTTCTAAATTCCATTCCCCTTTGTCCTTATATGCTAGGACTTTAATCTGATTTAGAGGTGCTAACTCAGCATCATCTACAGGTGAAGACACAATGATCAGACCCCAGTCTGACAACAGTCTAGCGATTCTATTTCTACGTTGTGCATCGTTAGTAGTCATGTTAGATGGTTTACCATCCAGTGCAAACAACTCTTTGAAGTGTACGATGTAATATTTACCCTTCTTATGGAGGATATGACAAGATTGATATAGTTTCTTTTCCTTTCGTGATGCTACACCAATTCTGGTGAGCGTCTCCCGCACTTTCAAGAAGTCATCAGGCTCTTTTAATGTAACTTCAACCATCATGCTTGGAGACCAGTTGATCTCGTCACTCATTTCATTCCTCCAGAATTCAGTTTAGACCTAATTACTTGGATTTCTTCCTTGTTTAGCAGTTTTAATGCTTGTAATGCTTTCTCTGTTGAGTAGTTATAGTATTGTTTTACTAAGTCCAAATCAGCGTGAGTTGACTTCTTAGCCCAAGGGGAAAACCTCTTAGATTTCCTAACACTATGTATAAAAAAGTTATATTGCATGTCCTTATCAAGTGTTGCACCCAACCTATTCATCTCATTAGAATGCATGATGGTATCAATGAAGTATGACAATGCCTTGTTGACCATGAATGCAGGATAATGACGCATATACCCCTCATCATCAGTATAGTCTGCAGTCTTTAAGTTAATTGAATTAACGTAGTCAAATGGATTGTAATCTTGTGCCATAATTAATAAAAGGTTTGTCAAATAATACTTCATTGATATAATTATCTGCCCATTCAGCGTCAAACCACTGAGATAAGACCGCTTTTGTCTTCTTATTCTTTCTCTGTGATGTGCAGTAGTAAGACTGATCGTCTATCCTTTTCATGATAGATATCCAATCCTTATCTTTGTAATCTTTCTCTGCTATTCTAACATATTTAACGTATTCTCGTAGATATTCTCTAGTTACATTCAGATAATCAACTCTTGCATCATGGTCTTTCAAACGTGCAAATTTACAGTAGGGTGAGAAGACTTCTTCTGCCCATTGTGGGAGAATTCTCTCGTCTTTGAAGTGATATCTACTACAAATTGGTGCAAGTTGATAGTCGAAACTGACACCATGGACAGGAGAAATATCAACGATAGCAGCAGTCACAGTAGTGGGTGTTTCGATGATATCACACCCAAAAATAGGGATTCTATACTCTGGATCAGGGTAAAAAACACAGTGGACAATGTTTAACTTGTCTTGTAGTGTTGCTCTCTCAAGGTGAATCTTCCTAAGTCCCCTACATTTCCACATTTCATTGTGAATAGTGACTTCTTCGTGCTCAATTAACTTATGCTCGGTCTCTACTATCTCAATGGCAGGTAGACAGATGAGTTGTTGTCTAATCAGTTGTGCGAGATCATCCTGCATACATGACCTCTAGAGGATTAGCAACGATTGCCTCGTAATTCTTAATCAATAACTCTTGTTGGTTACGATTCTTACTACCTCTGTGTTTCATACCGTATGTCAACTGAAAATACTCCTGTTTGTAGTCACTAAACCACTCTTCGATCTCTTCGTCAATATTATATGTAATCATCCACTTATGTGGACAGTTATTACAGTCTTCTAGGAAGACTTTATGGTCAAAATCCTTATGTAATTCAGCGTTTGTGCCATACAAATATGACTTGATTTTATATGGAGGATCTAAAAATACAAATACGTCTCTTGTCTCTGACATATCCTCATTCATGACCACTTCATAGTGTTTATTAGTGATATGCCAGTGACCTATGAGAGCACCTACTGCCTTAAGATTTTGTGCACCACGCACCGTAAAGTTTTGTTTGGATGCAGTCTTAGAAAACGAGGAATTTTCTGTCAATCCACTATAACTACACTTGTTTAAGATCCAGAAATAGCATGCTTGATCAAATGATTCAACATCAGAAATATTTTCCTTACACTTGAGAAACAACTCCTTACATAGTGCTTCATCAGTGTGTGAATTCTTGTATTCTATGAGTGCATCAGACAAATTCTTATAGTCTGACTGTAATACTTTCCAGAAGTTGTAAAGATATCCATATAAGTCGTTGACCCATACATCTGCAGTAGGGTTATCTTGTGTGAATCTTAGTGCAACGCTACCACCACCTAGAAATGGCTCCCTAAACTCCTTACAGTTAGGTGCTAGTTTGAGTAGTCTTTCTGCTGCTCTAGATTTACCGCCAGGATATCTGAGCGGTGTCTTAATGTATCTCATAATACTTCAATGTTTGCCATTGGGTAATCAAAAGGACCAGGATTTATCTTTCCTGCAGGAAACGCATTAAAACTAATGGTCATCCTATCATAATCAAAGAAATGGCGATCACTTTCATGGACTAACCATGAAGGAAACAGAATAAGTTTACCCTCTTCTGCTGCGATCTTTTCTATAGGACCTCCACGGACTTTAAGATTGTCAGATATGACCTCCATACAGTCCATTGTGCGAGGATATACTGGATCATGGAATACAGTTGCTACTCCACCTGTAAGATAAAAAACTCCCGACACTACAGCCATAGGATGTCTGTGTCTTGGATGTCCTACCCCTGATCCTGCAGGTGCAATGTTGCCCCACATGAGTGATATGTCTAGTCTATCACATTGTAGAGCAAATGTCACTTTATATTCTTCTAGACATTCTTCAAACCACTCTACGAGCGAGTGGAATCTCTCATTTTTGTGAATATTGCCACACGTCGTCTCAACTCCCTCTGGAAAATTAAACTGCTCTCTTCTCTCGGATCTAAGAGTTTCTTTAATTTCTTCAAGATCTTCTTCATAGGTAAATTCGGGGACAATAACTGGGAATAATTTGTTTATTTTCATTTAACATCCTTCTTTTCTAGATTCATCATAGGCACATCCCATCCACCTATATTTTGATTTCCAAAAGGGAAGAAGTTAGCAGCAAGTGTGAATCTATTAACCGCTCTTACGTTAGGTTGAGACCCATGCACTAGGTAGGCAGGAAAAATTATTAACGTGCCTGGCTCTGGACAGAAATTATGTCTAGTCTCTTCATAAGGACCTCCATCTAAATGCAACTGTGCCCATTCTCTTTGTGCAAGAGGGTCTACAAACGTAGTAGGAGTTGCTTTTGTGATGTAGTAGATACTGCTCCAATAAGACATGGGATGTCTATGTGGAGTATGGTAATGACCAGTCTGAGCATCAGATCTGTTACACCACATTGATGTAATTTCCATCCTATCAGCAAGGAATTTGTTATCCTTTAGGATTTTATTGGCACATAATTCTAACCACACCTTCAACTCATTCCACTCGGGACGTTGCTCAAGGTGTGGATGTGAGGTGCCTACTCCACCATCTGTATTATATCTCCTATATTCTTCTTTTTGTGCTAATTCAAAAGTCTTTTTCCATAGAGACTTAGGACTTGTAAACTCCCACAATCTGACAGGAAACCAAAGTTTCTCTGTGTAGTCAGTTTTCATTGCGAATCTCCTCGGGAGCATTGACACCAAACCAAATACCAACTACAGGCACAGCAAAGATCAATACTCTTGCCAAACCTGTAATTGCTAGGAAGATCAAGACTCTCTTAGATGACTTCCACCTTCTAGGTGTCCTTGGGGTAATCATTTGAATTCACACCTCATCATAATTTCTGTTAAAAATGCAACAGAGTTTATCTCCAAGTCAGCAACGAATGCTGCTTTATATTGATACTCACCTATGATGAGCACTGCCTCAGGTATAGACTGTGGCTGAAGATATTCATATAGCTTATCGTATATAGCACGAAACAAGACCTTGTAATCATTGTCTAGATTCGTGACAACCCATTTACGCATGTTAGTAAACTCTTTTTGCTTAAGGAATCCAACTAACTTATCAATATTTTGACTGTTAGATCTACCTAAGATACCAACATCAATCTTTCCTGTAGCAGAGTATGCCTGCAACTCATTAAGAGTGCGACGGAAGTCTGGGAAATACTTACCAACTACCTCTGCTACTACTTTTGCATCGTATTCAATACTTTCTTTAGTAAGAATGTCTAGGCATCGCTTATGAAAATTAGAAGCGAGGACGGCACGATTCTTACCCTTTGTAGACATATCTACAACAGAGCATCGACTCTTGATAGGGTCAATGATTTTGTTGATATAGTTACAGGTGAAAATAAAACGACAGTTATTCTGAAACTCCTCGATGACAGCACGCAATAGCAACTGGACATCGGGTGTAGAATTGTCTGCCTCATCAATAATTACGACCTTGTGTTTACCTCCCACAAGAGAAGAAGATGATGCAAAGGACTTACACTTTGTGCGGACGGTATCTAAGTAACGACCTTCATCAGATCCATTGATTAGATAATAGTCAGCACCAATTTCTTCACACAGTGCCTTGGCAAGGGTAGTTTTACCGATACCTGCAGTGCCAGGCAAAAGTAGATTAGGAATCTCTCCCTTCTCTACATAACCTGAGAAAACTGCTTGGTTGACATCTGTTAGGATACAATCAGAAACTGTCCTTGGACGATACTTTTCAACCCAAAGAAACAGTTTACTCATTAGTCTTGGTCAGGCTCCAGTGCGATAAAGTAATTAAGAGAAGATTCAGATAGAGAGTTGAAATTGATAACATTCTTGTCTGAAATACACACATGGTATGTGCCATCAAGAATCTTAAGGTTTTCAATCTTTAGACAGTAACAGAAGTTACGCTCATGAGTTGGAGTTGTGCCCCAGTAATCTGCTTCCCAAACAACTTTGTCTACAGGGACAGAGAAGACGTGACTGTTATCAGTTTTCTTATCCTTAACTGAGATAGACAAGTTACCTTCGTATGAGTTAACACAGAAGTCAGTAACACCAAAGTTGTATGCTGCTTCACGAAGAAGTTTTAGATTCTTCATAGTCAACTCAAAGTTTACAACCTTCTCAGGAAGATTAGGGTCGTAAGTCTTAGGTGGTTGGACAATGATATCAGGGTCAGACTTGATGTAAGTTGCCTTACCTTTTGTCGCTTTGTCTGCAATATAGATTTTATTCTTTCCCATGAAGATGAGATGTGGTTGCTCAAACATAGAGCAAGTCTTCACAAACAATGGGAGATCGTAGATAGGAATGTCCTCAGGAAACTCTTCACCACATGAAGAGAATGCAAGAATATTCTTGTTGACCGCCATAGTAGCAAGAGTTTTCTCTGCTGCTTTAATTACAACCGACTTATTGATCTCACTAAAATTCTTTAGGAAAGCGATAGTCTTCTTAGAGAGACGAATCTCTGTTGCTTCATTCATAATGTTGTTGCTCAATTTTGTTTTCGTGACGGACTCTATTGCGATCGTTAAAACACATTAGAAGTATACAATAATGCATTGCCTTCATAATGTCAACCCTTGCCTGTCCCTTTTTATCATAGCGTGACAAATACTTGATAGCATTAGACCTGCAGAATGCTTCGGAATCTCCTACTGCATCAATCAGGTCTAACGTTTGCACACCTTCACCATTTTCGGAGGAGTAATGTTTACTATACGTCCCTCCGATATACTCCGTGACCTCTTTCATGATCACATCTTCATCATATTTGAATGCCATTAAGCGTTAGTAAATAGATTTTCTACTTCGGTCATGTTAATGTCCCCATCTATCTTATCATATAAGTCAAGGAATGACTGTTTTGTTTCATCATCGAAACGATTAAGACATGCTTTGATTGCTTTAGCACGATCACCGAAGATAGCATATGCACGGATGATGTGCACAAGACGACGAGTTGAAATAACTTCATCAACACCACCTTCTTTGAAAGTCCTACGAATCATGTCTGCCCATGTGACTAAGTTAGCGATGTATTTGTCATCACATGCATCCAACTCTTTACAGTAGTTGTTTAGCATCTTAGTCTCGATAGCAGGTGTAGGATACTCTTGCTCGAATGTCAAGGGGAATCTCTCAAGGAATGCTTCATTCAACACGTTAGTGCCAATGAATCTTCCGTCTTCAGATCCTTTACCTTTTGTGTTAGCAGTAGCAATAACTGTAAAACCTTTAGCAGGTGTTACATATCTACCTACCTTCTTGAGGAAGACACCTTTACCTTCTAGTATAGACTGAAGACAAAGGATTTTGTTAGATGCAAGGTCAATCTCATCAAGGAGAAGGACTGCACCACGCTCGAGTGCTTCCACTACAGGACCATTATGCCACACAGTGTTGCCATCGACAAGTCTGAAACCACCGATGAGATCATCCTCATCAGTTTCTATAGTAATATTAACACGAATCACTTCACGATTCAACGCAGCACATGCTTGCTCTACACTCATAGTCTTACCATTACCTGATAGACCTGTAATGAATGCAGGGTAGAATACCTTGGACTTGATGATCTTCTTAAGATCAGAGAAGTTACCGAAGGGCACAAAGTTTTTGTCTTTAGATGGAATCAATCTCTCAATTACTGCAGGTGCTTCGTATGCTTTCTCTAACTGCTCAGTGATAGATAGATCCCACTTACCAATACCTTTCTTGTATTGCTTAAGTCTTTTCTTGACTGTTGCTACAGAGCAATCGAAATGGTCTGCTGCTTCGACAAGATTCTGGAAGGTAACATCGTTACCGTGCTTCTCAGATAGGTAGTTTTTGAAGTCTTCTGTTGTCACTAGGACTGGCTCGAAAGGCATAATCGTATTTGTTTGTGTCTATATGATTATTATACAAGAATAAAATCCGCAATGCCACTGTTAGTGGACACTATCCAAAGTGGCATACGCTCTGGTTTGCGTAGGTAATTTGTAGGTGCCCATGGTTTACTTGCAACATAGCGTCTATATGCAAGTGTGGTAGGGATATCGTAATCATATTTCCACTTATCAGGCATAGCACGAGCGAATGGTGTATGCCTAGCACTGCAACCCTCGGGTGCAATGTGTGCTGCGAATCTTATAGAGTCTTCGCAACCATGTTTCTTATCATATCTATAAGTATACTCTTCACAAAGTGCAATACCATGCTCTATCAACCATGCAATATTATGATTAGACTCTGCTACCCACTTGGTGCATGGATGATTACGGAAGGCACCCTTCGCTGTTTTATAAGGTGTGCCATCAGACTTGAAAACCTGACCGATACTGTGATACCAGTCAGAGTATACAATGCTGAGCATTTGACATGTTTCTAAGGGCATCTTAACAACATGCTTATCTGGCAACTGGTATGCTGACAGATAAGGATCGTTGTTAACTGCGAAGATATTCATGCAATCTGTGTAATAAAGTTAGATAATACTTTTTTGTTGTTTGCCTTGGCACCTAGAGACTTTTTGAATGCACTTCTGATTTGTGCATTAGTGGCATCTGCTTTGACCTCAAAGTCAGTGTCTGATTCAAGACTAGTTGAGTTAAGGAGATACAACTCTTGGTAACCGTTGCAGTTAGGAAGACAAAGTGACTTGTCTTTTCTCCACTTCTTAAGGATAGCATTTTCTGACTCAAAGTCAACTTGTCCACTGTAACGAATGAAGTGACTAGCATCAGATCCATTACAGATACGGAAACCTATGAAGTTTGTCTCAGGGAAAGTATACTTAAGATACTTAAGAATCTGTTGAGTCAATCCTCCATGACAGTCATTACTTGGTTTGCTGTGGAAACCACTCTTTCTATCTCTTACAACTGCCATACCATGTAGTCCACCTCTGTATAACTTATGCTGCAAATCGTCTGGCAAGTTTGGTTTCTGTAAGATACCGATAGTATTTGACTCACCGTCAGTCAAGGTAACAACGTGTAGTTTCTCAACTCCATATCTTTTCTTGAATGTTGGGATGATAGTCTTCAATGCAATCAATGAATCGTTTAGAGGAGTGCCACCTAAGTTTACTTGATGTGGGATAGGGAAGTTGTATCCAAGATATTGGTTTCTGTTTTGAAAGTGAGATGAAAGACGGAATAAGTATTGAGCATGAGTATCAAAAGTATCTTTCTTTGACTCATTGCTGAGGTATTCAACAAGACGTAGGTGTGGATAGATAGAAAACTCACCTACCTTAGGAGCATTCTTGTATGCACGGAAGTCTTCGTCAAAACCGTGTGACCTTCTGTATGTATCGTCACCTTCCCAGTATGCATCACTGAATGCATAGACTCTGAAAGGAATATTTACCTTACGACAGAAGTATGCAAGAGAAAGAAGTTGCTTTACAGTCTGGTGAAGATCTCGATACATGCTACCAGACCAGTCAAGTAGGAATACAAGACCATGATTCTTACCATCAGGTGTGGACATGATCTTTCTGAAGATATCGTCGTTGTATTTGTATGTGTGTAGTTTTGTAGTATCTAGGACACCTGTCTTAGAAACTGACGCTCTAGCATATGCTGACGCTGCTTTTCTACACTCAAACTCTTTGACCATGTAGTTGACTTCTTGGTTGCACTTCTTCTTGAAAGATGCATAGTCAGAGTCAACTTTAGAGAAGTCGATACCGATATAGTTTTCATTGTTAGGATCGCTATAGATATCCTGACCCCAGAAATCTTGTAGGACTTTTACCCAGTGATCAGGTTTGATAACAAGGTGAGAAAGATTTACTTCGGGCACATCAGCGTATGTTGGTGTCCTGTAAGATTCTTGCTCTGCAATTTCCTTAAGGTTATCTTCAAAGTTTCTATCTGTTATTCCTTCATCATAGTTGAAACCACCTTCATTTGATGTTGCAGGGTCTTCATCACTATCTTCCCAATCGTCAGACTCTGAGTCTGAATTTGATTGAGGATTAGGTTGAGGTTGCTGTGCGTCACCGTCATCATCCTGCGAAGTCTCAGTCGTAACCGTATCCATCTGGGGAGCATCTCCACCATCATCTTCAGTTGAAGGTGTGTTATCGATATGCTCTTGATCTTCTTCTTGCTCACCTTGCCACTCGTAAATTTTTGCTGCTAACTCACATACGTCTTCAAAAGACTCACATAGATCTGCTAGTGCCAACCATTTCTTTTCTTCTTCGTTTTTGAAAGGGATGGGTATAGTCTGGTCAACAATGCCTACCTTATAATATAGGTTGATACGGTCGATAAGTTTTAGTTTGTTAAGATCCATCATGCCGATACCGAAGAAATCTTTCTGATTCAACTCACGGTAACCTTTGAAGAAATCTTTACGAAGACCTGGAAACTTGTCCTTCATTGACTTCTCGATACGCACATCTTCTAGAATATTTACATAAGACTTAGGCAAATCTGTCATACTTTCCCATCCATCAGCAGGTGTAAATAAAGCATGACCTACTTCATGACCCACTAGCATGTCATAAACGCTCTCAGAGGCGATCCAGAGGGGCAATGAGAGGACTCTATTCTTTACATCGAATGATGCAGTCTCACACTTACAATGCTCAACAGTTAGATTTTCTGTAGCAAGTAGTTTAGCGAGTGATCCTTTGATTTCTTGTATTAGCATGTGTGTGCGATGATTATATACTCATTATAATGAGAAACCCTCCGCTTGGGAGGGTTTAGTAGACACTTTAACAACTGTCCACGACGTTTCCTTGCTTGACGCAATGCTTGTGGCTTCAAGTGTCGCTTCTTTTCTTTCTTTGAATGGTGTTGCCAGTTAGGGGTTGTCACGGTCTGAGTATTTAAGGGACGAGAAGTCATTTTCTTTAACAAACTCAAGACTAGATTCAAATGCATCGACTAGAGTGTCAATCATCTTGTGAGAAATCACATAGATGTTTGTATTATCACTCATGCGTCTCAGGATCTTAAGAAGATCTGTTGTTGCATTGGTATCCAGACTAGAATCAAACACTTCATCTAGTAATAGGAGGTTAGTTGCTGCAGAATTTTTCATTCTAGCAATATCTCTCCATGTAAAGAGCAATGCTAGGTCAATCTTTTGCTTTTCACCCTCAGAAAAGGATGCATAGGAAAAGATATCTCTATGTCTGCTCTTAATTACCTCGTTAAATTCCTCGTCAAGAGTAAAATTGACGTAGAAATCCATATCTTGTAGGTATTTATTGATATGTGTGTTGATAATGGGGATAAACTTCTTAATTATCTTACTCTTGATACCATTATCACGCAATAGGGTGCTGACCACTTTGTGATGTGACTCCTGTGCATTGACATCAGCACATTCTTCTACCTTTTTATCCAACTCTTCCTTAAATTTGCTTAGTTTTTCCTGCTCACAGGTTAAATCTGAGTTGGTAGTCTTCTTACCCTTGACTGCGTTGAGTCTAGAAGCAATAGTTTTCTTTTCTTTGGTGTATGCTTTTAAATTACTCTTAAGTGTTTGATATTGTGCTGCCATTTGCGAGTCTGCCTTGACTTTCTTGTCAAGTTTCTCTAAGACCTGCTCCATTTCTTTCAGTTTAGACTGGTAGTCCTCATCTTTCTTACTCAAATCATCCACTCTAGACACTTTTGTATCAGTATCAATAGTCTGTGTGCAAGTAGGACAGGTATCATTCTTGATAAAGAAGTCAAGATCAGATAAATTTCTATTTACTTTAGTTTTTACAGATGCAATATACTCTCGCATCTTACTATACTGTGCCTGTGATGATGCTGAGTTGGCAAGTTTGTCAGTAAGATCACGGATCTCAGTCTCTGTTGATGCTATATTTGTTTCTACTGCAAAATTCTCTTCCTTTAATGACATCAACTGTGATGCAAGGTCATCATTTACATCCTTAACCATACCTTCCATGCGTTGCACTGTAGCAGTTTGCATGTCATAGGTCTTTTGATGTAGTGTGACTGTGTGCTCACACTCTTTAACTTCATTTCTTATGTCTCTCAAGCGATCCTTGAGCAACAAATTCATGCGTGAGAATACTTTGATGTCGAGGAGGTCTTCGATAACCTCTCTTCTATTTGGAGCATTAAGTTGCATGAATGGAACGAAAGTGCTAGACCCAAGAATAGAAATCTGTGTGAAAGATTTGAAATTGAATTTAAGTATCTTCTGCTCGAGATACTTTTGGTAGTCATTATTTGCTGCAGACTGGTCAATAAGTGTGCCGTTACGATATATCTCAAAGACATTTGGTTTGATTCCCCTTACTACTTTATACTTTGACTGCCCTACTGAGAATTCAACTTCCACCAATAGATCACGCTCGTTAATTGTGTTAACTAACTGACCTTTACTAATCTTACGGAAGGGTTTATTAAACAATACAAAACATAAGGCATCTAACATGGTAGATTTCCCTGCTCCATTATCGCCATAAACAACGGTAGACTTATATCTTTCAAGATCTAAATATGTGAATCCATTTCCTGTTGATAGGAAATTTTTCCACTTCACTTTTTCAAAAACAATCATGTATTAGGGTCGTCGTATTTACGAAGGATATAAAGTGCAATGGTGGCACCAATAGATGATGCACCTAAGACGATTAAAAATAAAGGCATTAGTCTATGACTGAAGGTGGAGGAATAACAAAGTCATTCTCTGTTATGATAGCATACCTGTATCCATGTTGTCTACAATTTGAAACAACATCTTTACGCTCAACCTCTGCCACATCTAATTCCCTAGGGAAATCTACATCTATTAACATTTGATGATATCTGTCAGCGTCATCTTTAATCGCAAAGATCTGTACGATACGCTCAAAAGACTTATCATCTTTAACAGCGTACACACCACCAGTTTTCTTTTCGACTAAGACAAACATCAGACTTCTACCGATTCCATGTATAGATTTTTCAGTATAGCAAAAACTTCTTCTTTATGTGGAAGCTCTTGGACACAGGTTTCAAGGATAGTAAGAGTATCTTCTACCTCTACATCTGTTACGTCTTCCAGAATATAAGTGTTATCTTCTATAATTTTCAAGTCTGCTACATTACCACACTGGATGTAGCGAATGGTCTGGTCAAACTTTGCTTGATCAGTCTTGTCATCTACGATTAGTTTAACGTAGGTGTTTGTAAAGTCAAGACCTTTGATATCATCTAGAGTTGTTTCATTATAGTAGATCTTATGGAATACCTCATAAGGATTCTGCTGAAACTTTAACTTTAGATCATCTGTATTTAGCAGATGAAACCCTTTTTTCTGACCGTAATCATTCCAATAGATTTGATTCGGGTTACCTAGATACTGGATATTCTTTTTCTTACTCTTTAGATGATAGTGTCCTGATAAGACCATATCGAATTTATCGTAGGGTGCTGCGTCATCCCCATGAGACATAACAATTCCAGGTATAGCCTCAAAACCGCTAAGCTCGAGATGCCCCACACAGATATCTGAAGCACTAGTCTCGATTGCATCTCTAGTGGCATCTCTTGACTCGTCACATACCCAAGGAATACAGCACATATCCCTGCCACCAATGCTATAGTCTCCAGGTACGTCAATAATATTAATGTTGTCATAGTCCTTTAGTAGTAACTCAGGTGCATTTACCTTAAGAGTATTCTTAAAGTAGATATCATGATTACCAATCAACATATTCATAGTGACACCACGATCACGGAGTGGGTCAAACCACATCTCCTTTGCAGCATCTAAACTATTAAAGTTAATAGTCTTTCTCTTATCAAACGTATCACCTAGACACAATACCTCAGTAATTCCCATCTTATCGATGGTTGGTATGACAACTTTAGAATAAAATGCTTTATATTTTTCTAGAAAAACTAGACTGTCATTACGAACGCCGAAGTGTTGGTCAGTTATAACCAATACATTCATGTATTATCCTCGCATAGTAGTTTCAATTCTAGACTTGATTGAATTCATCTGAGCATGATCGTCTTTGGTATCAACTGAGAATACCTCATCATATCCACTCTTCTCAATCAACTTGTCTTTGATATCCATTTGACGTTTTTCCTTTGCAATACGACGTAGGAATGCATAATACACTATCTGTGTAAAATATGCAAATGGGTTAGTCGATTTCGCAGGATCAAAGTTATCGATATACTGGACACAATTCTCAATCCCATCGCAGATCATGTCATCCTTATACATGTAGTTAATAAAGTTAGGACGATATGATAGGTGAGTAGCAATCTTTAAGAAGCACTCTCCAATATAGTTTGGGATTCTCGGTTTGGGTAGATCTTCTTCAGCAGCATGCTTAACGTCCTTGCGGTATACCACGAGCTCGTCGAGAAACTTCTTGTTATCTACATAGTGTTGTTTTTTTGCTTTCCGTGGCATTTATTGCTTCCGAATGTCTTAAGTATACACCAGTTATATGTCTACGTCAACCTGTGTTACGCCACTGCTTCTCTAACTTCTTACGGAAGTCATCAACTTTACCAATAAGTCCCATGGTTTCATTCATAGGTGCAGTGTAATCATCATTAGATCCAAATTCTCTACGCAACCACATGCGATACATGGCAATAGAATCATCACTCATAGGTGCTACGCAAATTATATCTGGCTCTCTAATTAAATAAAAATCTTCTTCACTAAACATCATCCACTTGGTAAAACCAATAGCAAGACCTTGATGCTTACCCTCTGCTACAGGTGTAGCGTGTGGTTTGGCAGGATTAGACACAAAAATAAGAGTATCACCCTTATCATCAGTGGCGATCATAGGTCCTAAGACCTCATCACCAGAGACTAGTTTGACTACTCCGTAGAATTCTTGCTCGTGTTGGATGTAATTAATCATTTTTGAATCTTACTTTAGTGACTTCATAATCAAACTCTTCAGACTCGTATATCTTCATCCTCTCTATTAGATGTCTGAATGTGTAGTTATGATATGACCCCTTCGTGCAGTCATCAGCAATGTCGTAAAGTGTTGCCTGTGATTTATTCTCGCCTTTCCTTAAAACTCTACCAATGGATTGTAGGTTTCGCACTCTAGACTTAGAGGGACTAGCGAAGATAACGTTATGCAAATTGCGAATGTTTATACCAGTGGAGAATGTGCCATAACTTGCAATGATGATAGCATCCTTTTCCTTTTCGGTAATTCTTCTCGCTTCTTCACGATCTTCAGTATCAATTCCACCGTGAATAAAAAACAAACGGCGATTTTGATTGTAACTATTTATCAAATTGTAAAGGGGCTCACCATGTTTCTCAACGTAATTAAAGAGAATTAAGGTGTTGCCAACCGTATCTAATGCTAATTTACTTATAAATTTGTTACGTCTCTCGTGCTGTGTGATGTAATCCATCTCCTGTTGATAGTGATCAAACGGCACCCAACCATGTTTAAGTAGAATAATTTTTACTTTTAGTGGTGTGAGATGTCCTTTCTTTTGAAGATCCTTAGTCTTTGTAACCTGATCCACACTACCAAACAGACCTTCCAATACTAATTGGTGAGTTTGTAACCCATCAAGTGTGCCTGTTAACCCAACACGATACTTAGTATCCACCATTTTAGTGAGGATACCCGACAATGATTTTGCTTTATATAGATGTGCTTCGTCTCCTATGACAGCACCAAACCTCTCAAAGAAATTTTTACCTTCTTTGTATATACTCTGCCATGTGGATATAATTACTGGATCGTCAACATATTTCTCTCTACCTGCTCTAATCTTATGACAGTATGCACTTGCTTTCCAACCATAAGTTTCAAAATCTTTATACATTTGCTCTACCAGTGATGTGGTAGGCACAATAATCAATACATCTAGTCCTTTCTGTAGATACCAACGCACTAGTGCATAGATGATTAGGGATTTCCCTGATCCTGTGGGGGATAGTAGAAGCTTCCTACGCGACTTAAGTGCTTGATATATGCCTCGTAACTGGTAGTCCCTTGCTGTGAAAGGGAGACCCAAAGACCTAACAAAAGACGCTGTGCTTTCAGGTGTGACATAATCTTCTTCCTCTTCTGGTATACCATAGTAGTCACTCTGTTTAATGACATACTTATAGTGTTTGTTATTAAAGAATTCTTCTAGGTAGTCATAGAGACCACAATAGATCTCACCTGTGCCAGGTGAATATAATCTTATCTTTCCATCCCACACACGTTTCTTATAGTGTGGCATGAATTTAGCGTTAGGCACATCAAAACAAAAATACTCTGATAACTCTTTATGGATGTGCTCCTCTGTTTCTACTTTTAAATAAACTTCATTTTTCTTGCTAACGTATGTCATAGTATTTGATGATGTCAAATGCATTCTTGATAGCAAACCCTCTCGAGTCTATCTGTTTAAGAATCCTCTCACAACAATTTATACAAGTTTCGAGGTAGTGGATCTTAGCGTTTGCACGAGACAAATCCTTATCGCCATCTAAGTATAGACCGATATCAGATTTTAATACTTTAAGTGGGTATATCTTTCCTTCTTCGTCTGGTCTTTTACCAGAAAAATATTCAAACTTGTGTAGTCTTATTAGATTCCTTTTACTCTCTGCTTCTGAAAGCATCAGTCGGAATTGATTCAACCATTTCAAATACTTAGAGTGTAGTTTAGCAGACGCTAACGAGTCGTTTGCCAAAAGCTCAGGCAACTCCCTATGGAGCTCTGAGTCCTTCTCCCACATCTCTTCAATTTTTTCGAGATTCATTACTCTAATGCTGTGGAGCGTACGTTAGTCTCACCACTCTGAATCTCATACAAGATATATTTAAACGTGGCATTGGCAGTAGCGTACTGTGTGCCATCTATTGTAGCATCAAAATCCAATCCTGACAAGGAGACAGGAAACAATCCTTTGAATACGATGTTAAAATTTGCATTGAAGTTACTGTTAAGCACTGTCAAAGATGCGTCAGCAGATATCAGATCCCAGTCCTTTGAATCGTATTGGAATCTAGACTTCATAAAATCTATAAAAGTTGTCCTTTCTTTTGACTTCTCGGGGACACCGAGAGCACGCAACCAGTTGTGTAGTAGGAGATAGTTTTCCATATCCTCATCTACTATGAAAGACATTTCAAAATCTTCGTATTGAAATGTGCCTTCTAGAGGTAACTGACGTCCATACCTTGTGGACTGCATGGGTTGTGTGATTGAGATTGCAGGAATAGCAGCAGACTGACTAAAGTACACGACCTTAGGAAACTTAGGCATCACCATCTTAAACCCAAGTGGTGATAAGAAGTTTCTATTTTCAATCTGTGAATTCCAAGCGTTAGTCATTAGGCACCCATGTAGACAGGCGACATGAGACCACCTTCGGGATCGTCATCGTCGTCGTCATTATTTATATCGTACAAGTCGAAGATCACCTTCAGTATGAAGTGTGCAAATAATCCGACTGTAATTCCTCTAATAAACTGTATTAATAATATGCTAGTGTCGTAATCCATGAAAACGGTGTATTGGTGCGATAATGTTATTGCTTAGGTCTTCTTTAACTGCCTCGACGACCTTATCTAAAATGTTAATGTCGATGTGCATGAATGGAGGAATGATACCTAACATCCTCAACAATCCATCAACAAATAATGCAAGTGCTGTGAATCCTAGAATCATAGAGATAACAGTAGCATCTCTATTGTGCTTCTTCATTGATTCTTCATCAATGCGTCTCGCCTCAGAGACAGCAGTATCTACAGCAGATGCTATCATAGCATCAACTTCACTTTTTGTATAGGATACCTGCCGTATCTTTTTTTCGGTCATGCCGATGTCTACAACGTCTGTGCGAGGAAACTCACTGATTAGTTTGTTTATCATTGATGTCCTTGGAGTGATACCAGAAATCTTCCCAGTCCTTCGGAGAATCCGTGACGTCTACAATTCCTGTAATTTTGTTTTTCATCTTCTCGATGTCATCTATGAGATCATCAAGTCGATCTAAATCTTTTCTGGGCATACTAGATAAGTTTTTTATATCTTACTATATTATGCTCCTAAACGCAATAGGTAAATGGTAAACAATCCTAAAAGAAGGAAGAGCATAACGTAGTATGTAACCTCTGCTACCATGTCTATCTCGTCAGTTGCTGTATTTATGTTGCCTAATAAAAAAGGCAGGTCGTTAGACCTGCCCAAGTCAATGTATCCTGACAATTTACATTAGGTTGTCAACTAGCACACGTCTGTAGTAACGGTTCTTGTTAGGATCAAGATCTCCGCCACCTTGGTCTGTGCCTTCAGCAAATGGGTTAGCAACCATGCCATAACGAGTCTTAAACCCGATTTTTGGCTGGAATGTATCCTGACCCACAGCTCTGACCATCTGTAGTGGGACATAAGGACAGTAGAAGATTCCTGCATCATATGCAGATGATCCTTTGTATCCACCAACGTAGAAGTGTCTGTCACTTACGTTTGCTGAATATGGATCAACATAAACCTTGATTCTACCATTCAATGTACCAGCAAGAGTGCTGCTGTTGTCATCTGGAAGCAAGTTACTGTTTCCTGCAAGAGCTGGAGTGTAATCAAGCACACCTGCCATTGATAGAGCACTAGCCACGTCTGCTGAGCAGATGAGGATGTTACCCTTCCCACGACGAGTTTCATGCCCGATAGCATTCATGTCTCTTTCGATCTGGAATAGAAGACCTTTAAACTTCTCAACTGACCATCTACCGTTGGAGTCAACGTCTAG